AACTCACAAGCTCAGGCAGGGTACGCAGCGATTCGCATTCTGAACTTGACCAATCAGGTTTACACATGGGGGATCAATACATCGATCAACATCGAGGTCAAAGATACGACTGCGACATTCGTTCCCATCTTTGGCGGTCGCATCTCAGATATTGCCGTGGGAGTTGAACGAAGCGGATCTGAAGGCGCAATCACGGTCATCGACATATATGCCCTCGGAGCCCTAGCCAAACTTCAAAACGCAGTCTGGGAAGGTTCGTTGAGTAAGGATTTTGACGGCATTCAGATTCGAACCATTCTCGAAAGCCTTTTGACCAATTCGTGGAATGAAGTCGCAACGTCTGAAACATGGAATTCCTACGACGCGACCGTTACATGGGAGGACGCCGAAAACCTCGGCATAGGCGAAATCGACGAAGGCGAATACGAAATGATCAGCCGATCAGCCAGCCCGGTCAATATGTATTCGTACGTGGTTGATCTTGCTAACTCTGGCATCGGTTATCTGTATGAGGATGCCAATGGTCTGATTTCCTACGGAGACGCTGATCACCGTCAGAACTATCTTGTCGCGAACGGTTACGTCAATCTCGATGCCAATGACGCGCTTTCAGACGGTATTCGTTCGACGACTCGTCAGGGCGACATCGTCAACGATCTCGTCATCAATTACAAAAACAACTTCGGGACGTCTTATACATTTACCGATCAAACGTCCATTGATACTTACGGGCTATATGCTCGATCCATCAATTCGCTCATCGATGACGATCCAGACGCCGAAGCAGTCGCAGAACGATTCGTCAACTTCCGATCGACTCCAAAGGCTAAGTTCGATTCGATTACTTTTGCCCTCGAAAACCCGGAAATCAGCGACGCGAACCGTAATAGCCTTTTGAACGTTTTTATGGGTATGCCGGTCGCCATCGCTAACCTGCCAGCCAATATCAACTCTGGCAACTTCGTGGGTTATGTCGAAGGCTGGACGTTCCGATCGACACTTTCAGGACTTTCTCTGAGCCTTACCCTAAGCCCGACCGAGTTTTGGACGGTTGCTCAGGATTGGGATCAGGTCACCGCTACGCTCGAATGGACGGACGTAGATGCTACACTTACTTGGCAAAACGCGACAGGAGTAATCGGCTAATGGCAACAACGAGCATCCTCGGGATTGATATCCCGGATAACACAGATCTGGTCAAAGACGGCGCGCTCGCTATGCGCACCATCGGCAACGGCTTCGATGACGCTTTGGCAAAGGTCGCGCTCAACGATCAGACTGCCACTTACACCGCAGTTTTGACCGATAACCGTAACAAGCTCGTTCGAATGAATGTCTCGACCGCTAACGACTTTTTGATTCCAACAAACGCATCGGTTGCCTTTCCTGTCGGTTCAATCATCAACGTCACGCAACTTGGAACCGGTGCTACGACGATCAAAGCTGTTACATCGGGAACGACAACAATCAACTCGACCGGAACTGTTTCGACCGCGCCTGTATTACGAGCGCGTTACTCTGCCGCGTCCTGTATCAAAGTGGCGACGGATACTTGGTTAGTCGTGGGAGATATTTCGTAATGCCAATTTTAGGGATTTTAGCCAGGCAAAAGGTGGCAAGTTTTACGGCAACGGGCGGCAACGAAGTCAAAACCGTGGGTTCTTATCGTTATCATATTTTTACGTCGAATGGAACTTTTGCGGTTAGCGTTGGTTCTAGTTCTTGCGATATTTTGGTAGTCGGCGGCGGCGCTGGTGGTGGTCATTCACGTTCAGGTGGTGGCGGTGCTGGTGCTATTGAAGGACTAACGGCTCAAACGTTAGCCGTTGGAAATTACTCCGTAACAATCGGTAACGCTGGCACTGGTGGGACGGGTGAAACCGTCAAGGGTGGTTCTGGAGGTAGTAGTTCATTCGCAGGTAACACGACCATAACTGGAAACGGTGGCGGTGGTGGTGGCTCTGGCGCAAATACCGCTGGTGCAAATGGTGGTTCTGGCGGCGGCGGTGCAGGATCAACAACCGGCGGTGCTGGTGGAACCGCATCTGGTTCTAATACGAATGCCGGTGGTGCTGGACAAAGTAACGGTGGACAACCTTTCAGAGGTGGCGGTGGTGGCGGTGCTACTGGTGCTGGCGCGACTGGTTCTGCTTCTGGAAACGGTGGCGCTGGAAAGTTGCTAACCGACTTTGATGCAAACTTTACATCAGGAAACTTTACTTCATTTAGTGGTATGACACGAATGAGCGCTGGCGGTGGTGGTGGAATCCAAGCCACTGATGCAACTCCTGCTGGAAGCGGTGGCACAGGTGGTGGCGGTAATGGTGGGCCAAATAATACGACTGGAAGCCCTGCGACTTCTTATGGTTCCGGCGGTGGCGGTGGTGGCGGTAATGACGGCACATCAAGAGCCGGTGGCGCAGGATATGCCGGAGTTGTCATCGTGAGGTATTCAGTATGAAAAACTTTGCTTTACTAGATGAGAATAACATCGTTACAAATATCTCCATTGCTGATGAATCGTGGGATTCTACTGGTTGGATTGAATACACAGAAGAAAATCCTGCCGTTATTGGTGGCGATTATGTTGACGGTTATTTTTATTCAGAACGACCCTTTGCATCGTGGACGCGCGATAAGGGTCAATGGATTTGTCCAAAGCCGAAGCCGGAAGGTGAAGTTTATTGGTCTGAGGAAGAAGGTGAATGGTTAGCCTATGAAGAAGAACCCGTGGCTTAGCCATGCCGGACGACAACTCCGTGAGCAAATTGACGATCTTTACCCTAACCGCGACCGCCGTTCTGATGGTTGGGTGGCTGACTCGAAGCATTCTAATAAGTCTGATCACACACCTCGAAGAAACGGAGTGGTCAGGGCAATAGACATCGACGCCGGGTTAGGTCACTCAAAGGCGTCCGGAATGCTCGCACTAGCCATCGTCGAAGCAGCCAAAGCCGGAGACAAGCGGATCAAATACGTCATTCACAAAGGTCGAATAGCATCAAAAATCAGGGGATGGGCGTGGCGTCCTTACACCGGGCTGAACCCTCATGAGACACACATTCACGTCAGTTTCACTCGCAAGGGTGATCGGGATCGAAGTAACTTCGCAATCTAAGGAGAATCGTGAACGATTACATGAAACATCCAGCAGTTCTCGCAGTAGGCGCATTTCTGAGCGCATGGGCAGCGACGAACTTTGATCTCGACTACCGAGCCGTTCTTTGGTCGGTCGTTGCCGGTGTCTTTGGATACGCGAAGCCCTTCAAGAAGTGAAGGCTGCCGAATGGGTCGGACTGATTGCTGGTCTGACCGGGATTCTTGGTGCGTTTGTAGCAGCTCTGCGATGGACGGTTCACCAATTTGTCCAAGAGATAGGCAATCAACTATTCACACGGATGGATCGTCTGGAAACTGAAATCGGCGTGTTGACGGCAAGACAGTCAGACATCTATGCCACCATTATCACCGAAAGGGGTTCTCATGGCTCGAAAAACAAAGGCTCAAAAACTCGCAAGCCTGCGCGCAAAAGAGCGAGCCGCTAAGAGAACGAAACCGATCACCGCTCTCGATCTGTGGGCGATCAGTCTTTATGAAGTGACTGAGTCCATGAAGCGAGCAGGTTTTGACGACGCAACGATTCAGGGCTGGCTCTGTGATCAATCCTTGCCAGATTGGGTCTTATCGCCATCGAAGCCGATCGAGGACGATGACGACGAGGAAGAAGAAGATTATTAGGCGAACCGTTGTTATCAGCGATCTCCAAGTTCCTTATCATGACTCAAAAGCCGTCAAAAACGTCGCAGCATTTATCAAGCGATGGAAGCCAGACCGAGTTGCCACCGTCGGCGACGAAATCGACCTTCCTCAGTTGTCCCGATGGGAGCGCGGTCTTGCCGGTGAGTTCGCTGGGACACTTGACCGGGATCGACGAATCACTCAGGAAGTTCTATTCGACCTCCGTGTTACGGATATGGTCAGAAGCAATCACACCGACCGGCTCTATAACTCCATCAAAACCCGGCTCCCAGCCCTAGCAGCGTTGCCCGAACTTCAGTTCGAGAATTGGCTTGGGCTCCCGGATCTGGGGATCAAGTTCTGGCGCGATCCTATGCCGCTGGCTAAGGGGTGGATTGTCCTTCACGGCGACGAGGGAGCCGTCTCGCAGAAGGGTGGTCAAACGGCTCTAGGATTGGCTCTAAGGCATGGAAAATCGGTGGTCTGTGGTCACACCCATAGGGCAGGGCTTTCGGGGCTCACACAGGCTTCTGGAGGCGTTTTAGGGGGTATTCTCTGGGGCTTTGAGGTCGGCAATTTGATGAACTTCCGTGACGCCAAGTATCTCAAGGGTGGATCAGGCAATTGGCAGCAGGGCTTCGGGCTGATCTATGAGCATAAGAACCGGGTAACCCCGGTATTCGTGCCGATTGAGCGTGATGGATCATTCGTGGTCGAGGGCAAGGTCTATGGATGAAATCGTGCCTTTGATCCGCACCATCGATGACCATATTGACGACTGGGATGCCGCGTCTGATTTCGTTATGAAATCGTTATCAACGACACGCCGATAGGCGGTTGCTTGACGGCTGAATCGGCGTAGCGTCTGCCATGTCGGGAAGGGTTCCCGGGATAGGCAGGAATAATGATCACAGTCAAGATTCCATCAAAGTTCATCCACGATTGGTCGCCAGCAGCCGAGTCGTATATAACCGACATCGATCAAGGCATTCAATACGATCAACCGGTCAAGCAAACGATCGACAAAATCGAAAGCGGACAAGTTGTAAAGCGTGGCAAGGGTTACACCGTCATAGTTGAACTTACGGAAGATGAAGCAAAGTTTCTCAAAGAAGAAGCCCTATATCGATATGAATTCAATTCGACGAATGAATATGGCGTTGAGGACAAAGATTACGTCGCAGGTCGGGCTGCTCGAAAGATTTATGATGCGTTAGTCGAAGCAGGTATCTGATGACCGCAATCGGTTTCGATCCAATAGCAATTTATTACATCATCGCACTTATCAGCATTCCCATTCTGGGTCTGCTCTACACCGCAATCACCGAAAACTTCTATTGGAAAGGCTGGCAAGATGGAAAACGATTCGCCGAAGGCAATCAACCCACAAAGCATTCTCGATGAAGCAGGTTTCATCCGAAGTGAACGAGGAAAGATTTACGGTCACCCATATATCAATCATCGACGCATCGCCGATTTTTGGTCTGCTTATCTGGGTATCCCAATACCGCCGGATCAAGTCGCGGTCTGTATGGCTCTTGTCAAAATCAGCAGAATCGCCGAAACACCGGGTCACCGAGGTCGAGACGGTTACGTCGACGGAGTGGCTTACCTTTCACTCGCTGCCATGCTCGCAACAGTTGACCCAGAGGAATTCGATGCCTATTAGAGCCAATCACGACTCAAAAATCTGGTGCGACATCTGTAAACTCAGGTTTGGGAAGGTCGGTGGTGAGTGGCATATTCGCGCCATGACGCCGGCTCGCTGGATTGTCATAAGTGAAACAAAGGAGCGAAGGGGTCGCATGAAGGCTTACTGCCAGCCATGCGCGAACGAAGCGCAAATGGATGGAGAAGGAAAAGTCTGGACGTTTCGAGAGCAGCTCGATTACGCATTAGGAAAAGAGGAATTAGATGGGATTCAATCTGAATGACTACGAACCGGTCGAAGATCGCTTGGCGAAGTTTTGGAACGACTTTCCACCTGGTCGCATTGAGACGGAGTTGGTGGCATACGAAGGTAATCGCTATATCGTGGCTGCTCGATTGTATCGGGTGGACACGGATCCCAAGCCATTCGCAACAGGGCTGGCAGAGGAGACGATTTCTGATCGAGGCGTCAATTCAACTTCGGCTCTTGAAAACGCTGAAACGTCTGCTATCGGACGAGCGTTGGCTAACGCCGGATATGCTCCAAAAGGTAAACGCGCTAGCCGCGAAGAAATGGCAAAAGTAGCAAGGGGCGACACGCCGATCGTCCAGCATCCATTCAAACCATCAGAAGCGGTCAAAGAGGTTCCAAACGAGCCACAAACCGTGGTCTGGGAGGATGAATCCGAGACTAAGGCGTTTCAAGATACGACCGACATCGCCGCAGCGTTTGGCGGTCAGGTAGTCGGTTTCAAGTGTAAACATGGTGAGATGTTGCTCAAAGAAGGCACATCGAAGGCAGGGAAGCCCTATCACGGATTCGTCTGCGGGGCTAAGTCAAAGGCTGAACAATGCGAAGCCCGATGGGCAAAGCAAGGCAATAACGGTCAATGGGTGTTCGAGGATCGAGCTGCCGGATGGTAGAAGATCGAACCGGTGAACCTAATCCGCGTCCGGTGACCTGCGATTGGTGCGGTGTCCGGCTGGTTAGTTATGCCGGAGTTCGCGTTCAAATGGCTGAACATGATCCGCTCGACTATAACTGGGCGTGCGAAGCCTGCTACGAGAAAATCCGTCATGGTGAACTATGAGCAACGCATCGAGGAGGCAACGTGGTCGGGAGACTGAGAAGATTTTTGCGGATTATCTGGTTCGTAACGGATTCAAGACCGCTCATGTTACGTCTATGGCTGCTAGTGGCAGCGATGTTTTGGGTGTCGATGGCGTGGATTGGGAGGTCAAGGCTAGACGCGGATTGGTCATTAGCGAGACTATGGCTCAACTGCGCAGACGCAGACGCGAAT